AGATATAAGTGCTGGGCTACTTCGTGTTGATGCTATCTCTGATCCTGGTGGTTCTTATAGATTAGCCGAATTTTGCAGAGAAAGTAATACAAAGTTAGAAATTCAAAATGATGGAGATGTTAATAATCAAAATGGTAGTTATGGTACAATCTCAGACAATAGAGTAAAAGAAAATATTGTAGATGCTAATCCTCAATGGGATGATATTAAAGCATTAAAAATTAAAAATTATAATTTAAAAATTGATGCTAATGCTCCAAAACAATTAGGAGTTATAGCACAAGATTTAGAAGCCTCAGGTATGAGTGGTTTAATTAAAGAAACAAAACCAGAAAAACATCATGCTGATATAGATAGTGTTTTTGGTTCTGTTGATTCAGAAGGTAATTTTACTGAGGGTGAAATGGTTAAGACAGTTAAAACTTCTATTCTTTATATGAAAGCAATTAAATGTTTGCAAGAAGCACAAACAAAAATAGAATCTCTTGAAGCAAGGGTTAAAACATTGGAGGACGCATAATGGCACTAACAAAACTTAATGCAAGATCAGCAACAGCTTTAGACGCAACAATATTAACTGGTAATTTACCAGCTATTAGTGGAGGTAGTTTAACTGGTATTTCTGCTGGAATAACAGCTGCTTCACAATGGAGGGTTAATTCAGAATTTTCTGGAGATGCAGCTCCAATAGCTTCTAACTGGGAAGTAAATGATAACACAGGATATGGAGGTATAGGAAGTGCTATGTCAGAAAGTAGTGGTATTTTTACTTTTCCAAGTACAGGAGTTTGGCTTATAACTTTTAAAGTAGTTTATAAGGAAGATGGCGAGAATAGATGGGCTGAAACTTCAATTCAAACAACAACCAATAATTCTACTTACATAAATACAGGTTATGGATATGGTTGCAATTTTGCAGTTACAGGAAATAGTTACAGCATGGCATTTTCTCAAATATTATTTGATGTAACGGACACTTCAAATTGTAAATGTAGATTCCAATCAATGGTGGAAGATGATTCTACTCAAGCCTATTGTGGAGATCATCAAACAACAGGAGTAACTTTCGAACGATTAGGAGATACATAATATGGCAGATAAAAAAACAGGTAGACCAAATCACATAGAAGATGCTTTAGCAAAAATGAACACTAATCAATGGTTTGGGTGGACAGATAGTAAAAATAAAATTTATGCTAACTTAAAACTTTCTGAAAAAGTTGGTGTTGATGGAAACATTGTAGACAATCCAATTACAGAATTACCAACTGAATCAGCAGTAAATGCAAAACTAAAAGAATTGCAAGATGCTTGGGATGCCGCAAATGGTTAATCCTTGTTGTGAAGTTTGTGGTTGCGATAAAGACAAGTGTACTTGTGATGACTTTTGTGAATCTTGTGGGTCATAAATGGCTTCACTCTCAGACAAAACAGAAATAGGATTACCCCTTAAAAATCTTCTAGGTTTATTAGGAGCTGTAGCTACAGCAGTTTGGGCATACTTTGGTATTATTGAACGTTTAAATAATATTGAAACCAATGGAAAATTAATGATTACTGATGTTCATAAAAATACTGAATTTAGAATTAAATGGCCTAGAGGTGAAATGGGTTCTCTACCAGCAGACAGCGAACAGTTTATGTTAATAGAACATATAGCTGGTCAAGTAGAAAAACACACACAACAACTTGAAGGAGGTATGCATAATAAAGTGAATATCGACTTCTTAAAAGATCAGGTAAAAAAACTTCAAGCTGATGTAGAAAAATTAAAAGATAAATTGAGGGAAGCTAATGGTCATTAAAAAATGTTAGTCAAAACAGTAATAGCTTTGTGTATGTGGGTAAATGGTTCGTTAGACGGCCATATGTTAGTTGAAGGTAACAACATATCTGAGTGTTTGAAAATTAAAAGACAAGCTGAACGAAATTTATCTGATAATAGAGAAAATACTATTCGTTATGCTTGTGGATTTGTAAAAGCAGAACTAAAAGAAGATGCTGAAGGCAATCTAAAAATATATAAAATACTTGAAGATAAATATGGTCATTAGAATTATGTTTTCTTTATGTATTATATATTCTTTAATTGCTTGTACCCCAAGCAAAACCTCAGTTACAGTTAAAACTGATGATAAGGGAAAACAATCTGGTAGTTTAACACAACATTTTGATTGGGAATAATATGGAAAAAATTATTATATCCATAGTAGCTGCAGTTTTAATTGGATTAGGTACATGGAATCTTAATCAAACTTTCAATCTTTCTATAGAAGTAGCTACAATGAAAACTCAAATAGAAATGATTACTAAAGATTTAAAAAAAATAAAAAGTAAAAAAAAGAAAAAGAATGATTAAAGTATGGTTGATGGTAATGTTTATGTCATCACCAAATTTACCTTCAATAAAATATCAAACAATCGTATATAAAACTGAATTAGAATGTACAGAAGCAGTAGCTAGTTATTTAAATTATTATGAAAACAAACCTAATTCTTATAAAGAAACATTAGTTACTGATGCTCATTGTATAGAGTTTGAATCTTTTCCTATAAATGCTTTTAAATCTAGTGGAGCATAGACAAATCTAATAGTTATTCCTATAATTGATTATGAAATTTAAAGGACATAAAGTTATCGTCATAGGAGATACACATGATAGTCCTCATATTCCACAAGATAGATTTTTATGGATAGGTAAACATATTCGTAAAATTAAACCAGACTATGTTGTACACATAGGTGATTTTAATTCATTTGATTCATTATCTTTTTTTCAAGCTAACGACACGCAAGAAGGTAAACTTAAAGATGATTTTATGGTTGATATAAATTCAATGCGTTCAGCTATGCAATTAATGAACAAAGGGATGGGTTCTTTTCATGTACCTAAACATTGCACATTAGGTAATCATGAAGTACGTGTACACAGGTTTGAAGAAAAGATACCTGAGATACAAGGTATGATGAAGAATGAACTATATTCTAGTTTCCATGATAATGAATGGTCTACGTCTGAATATGGAGATATATTTTTTGTAGGTGGAGTAGGATTTACTCATGTACCTAAAAATATAATGGGTAAAGAATATGGTGGTCGTAATGCAGAAATATCAATAGCTAATGATTCCTTGCATGATTTAGTATTTGGGCATACACATAAAGATAGAGATTGGAAAGCCCCCAAAATTGGCGATAAAAAGTTTGTTCGTATCGTTAATGTTGGATGTGCGTTGCCAATGAACCATGTTGAGCAGTATGCAAAGCTTAATATGACTGGATGGAGCTACGGAATCGTAGAGTTATCTATCTGGGATAACCATATCCAAGAAAAACATTTGTTTCTATGGATAGACTGGAGAGAGATTATGGATAAACTAAAAGACTTTTGGAAAGGATTAACCAAAAGAGGTAAGATAGTTGTAGGTGCATTAGTAGTTATACTAGGTATGATTATTTACGGATACATATTTTAATGTTACCTTTACTGAACGCTGTTGGGCCAATAGCAAAAATTGTCGGTGGTATCGTAGATAAAGCTGTACCTGATAAAGATTTAAAAGAGAAGCTCAAGCATGAACTTAACACACAATTATTAAATGGCGATCATGAGGAGCTTATAGCTAAATCAAATATCATCAAAGCCGAAGCAGAATCAAAGCATTGGCTCACAGCCACTTGGCGTCCAGCTCTAATGTGGATTTGTATAATTGTAATTGCAAACAATCATATCATAGCACCTTTCAGTAATGCGTTCTTAGGTACAGCGATTGAACTGTCAATCCCTGACCAAATGTGGAATTTGCTTACAATAGGTGTCGGAGGCTATATTGCTGGTAGAAGTGCTGAAAAAGTAGCAACTAACTGGAAAAAATAAGCTCAAATTTAGCTCTCAGGACGTTTGTAGCACCCTCGCTGTGTGATTGTACCTGAAAGAATCATTAGATTCTGAGCATATTAGAAATCTATGTTTCTATGGATTTCATTAAATTTGATAATTTTTTTGCTCTTGAAGGTGTTTGTCTTGCCCAAAGGCTGTCCAACATCTCCGAACTTGCTAAAGAATAGTTATGTCCACGCAAAGCTTTCATCATATTGCGAAATTTTGATACGCCATTCTTTCCCATTTGGAATATCATTTCAATCAAAATGTTTTGAGCATCAGGTTTAATATCTAAATCTTCTTGAGCTAGTAATTCTTTCATTTGTTTTTTTGATTTATCAAAATCAATGTCAAATATTTCACGTAAATATCCTTGAGGATATGCTACGTCATCTTTCCAATGATCTTCAACACATTTATGACCCCACCCAATCGTTCGGTGATTTTCAGTACATAAATATNCGGTATCACGGTAGCCTTCAGCTTCCATGATAGATTCTTTAATGTAATTTTCGTCCACTTTTGACATATTCTCTAATCTCCAATTCAACAATAGCTTCTGTTAATAGTTTCCAATTAACATTTTCTCTCTGTATTTTGTCCAATATGAATTAAATAATCTATCCATTCATAGAAAATTTGTTCTAAAGAAAAAGATTCATCAAATTCTAAATTACCGTCTTGCGTTATCATTAACCAAGTAATCCATATTATTTCATATAGTGCTACTCACTAAAAGATAATTTAGGTTTATGTACTTTGACTTTTTTG